GTTATGGTCGACCTCGGGCGCCGCGGTCGGGAAGCTTGCGTAGACCCCGAGTTGACCCGTCGCGAGGTCGTCGACCGCATCCGCACCAAGCAATACGGGCAAATCGCATTCATCGATCACATCCATGATGACGAACGCGACGACGTGACCAATGCGCTGCTCAAAGAGGCCGGGTTCTACACCGAGCCGACCGAACACGACCGCATCATGAGCAAGTTCGATAGTGCGCTGGCACTGATCGATCACGATCGCAAGCTGCGGCAGGAGGCATAAATGCCAAGTTTAACAATCGCAGTGATAGCTGCAGTCATCAGCATCGCAATCCTTTGCGGCGTACTTGCAATCTGCGTCGCCGAGATATCCGGCAACCGGAACGATGAGATATGAGCGACGACTACGCGATAGATCCGGGTAGTGTACTGATCGGATTTATTTTGCTGAATGTCGCGCATTGGGCGTTCTATGACGTTGGCGGGATGGCACTGGAGAGGATTTTCGGATGAGCAATAACGCAGTCGAGAAGATCGAACATCAGCAGGTTTTGGCTATTACGCCGATGGACATGCTCAACCGAGCAGTTTCATCCGGTGCCGATCTCGATATGATTGAGAAGTTGATGAACCTTCAGGAACGTTGGGAAGCTGGCAACGCTCGCAAGGCATTCGAGCGAGCTTTGGCATCGGCCAAGGGGGAGATTCCAATCGTTATCCGCAACGCCACTGGCCACAATGAAAAGAAGTATGCGGACTTTGCGGCCATCGCCAAGGCCATCGATCCGATCTTGGGGCGACATGGCCTTTCCTATCGCTTCAAGACGCTCCAGACCGAGAAGACAATCACGGTGACGTGCGTGCTGTTCGGTCACGGCCATAGCGAGGAAACTGCGCTGACCGCAGGTGCCGATACATCTGGTAACAAGAACGCCATCCAGGCGATCGGCTCGACGCTGACCTACCTTCAGCGCTACTCGCTGGTACAGATGCTCGGGCTTGCCGCCGCGAAGGATGATGACGGGGCAATGTCTACTGGCGACGCGATTGGCCTTGAACAGGTCGAGGAACTAGTCGCTCTTGCCGATGAAGTCGGCGCCGACAAGGAAGCGTTCTGCCGGTATTTCAAGGTTGGCGGTTTCGCCGACATATCGACGAATGACTTTCCCCGCGCCGTCGCCGCCCTGAACAAAAAAAGGAAGACGGCATGACCAAGGAAATCATCCAAGGTTCCGACGAATGGAAAGCGCTTCGTCTTGGCAAGGTCACTGCCTCCCGCGTTGCTGACGTGGTTGCAAAGACCAAGAGCGGGTACAGCGCCAGCCGGTCCAACTACGCCGCCCAGCTCATTGCGGAACGCCTGACGGGCACTCCGGCCGAGTCCTATACCAACGCGGCCATGCAGCACGGCACTGATACTGAGCCGGAAGCGCGTGACGCCTATTGCTTCTATCAGGGCGTCACGGTCGAGGAGGTTGCGTTCGTTTCCCATCCCAGGATTGGCCAAGCCGGATGCAGCCCCGATGGCTTGGTCGGCGAGGACGGCTTAGTCGAGATCAAGTGTCCTCAAACCGCAACCCATCTGGAAACACTGCTCGGCCAGTCCGTCCCCGCAAAGTATGAAACCCAGATCCAATTCCAGATGGCCTGCACGGGCCGGGAGTGGTGCGATTTCGTGTCCTACGATCCTCGCATGCCAGAGCATATGCGGCTGTTCGTTCGCCGCGTGCCCCGTGATGACAGGCGGATCGCCGAACTTGAAAACGAGGTAGCCGGCTTTCTGCTTGAGCTCGCCGTCAAGCTTTCGCAGCTCAATAGCTTGTATGGACAGGAAGCAGCATGAGCCGGGCCGCGATCATCCTCAACAGCCGAGCCGAGCGCGAGCGTGCCGCCAATTGGGCCGCGAAGCTGCCGAGCGGAACGCGCGTGGAGTTCAAGGAGGCGAAACGCTCGCTCCCTCAGAATGATCGTATGTGGGCCATGCTCACAGAAGTAGCCACGCAAGTTCACTGGCACGGTGCAAAGCTGACACCGAATGACTGGAAACTAGTTTTTCTCGATGCACTGAAGCGCGAGACGCGGGCCGTACCGAACATTGACGGGACCGGATTCGTGGAACTTGGACGGTCATCCTCGGACCTATCCAAGTCCGAGATGGGTGATTTGATCGAGCTAATCCATGCCTTTGGTGCCGAGCACGGCGTGAAGTTCCGGGAGCTTGAGTTAGCATGAGCATGCGAGGCGAAAAACGCACCGAGTTTCCACAATCAATTCGCAAGGCAGCCTTCGCCCGCTCGTGCAAACCTGACGGCATTCCAAAGTGCGAGGCCCCAGGCTGCGGCAAGGTGATCCGCGCCGGTCATCTGATCTTTGAACACGTCCAGCCTGACGGGTTGGGCGGTGAACCAACAATGGAGAACATCTCCGTCTATTGCGATGTCTGCGCGACGAAGAAGACGTTCGAGGAAGACAACCCGAGAATGGCAAAGGCAGATCGCGTACTTAAGGCAACGTTCGGAATGAAGCGCAAGGGTCGGCCGATGCCGGGATCTAAGGCAAGCGGATTCAAGAAAAAGATGTCTGGCGTGGTCGTCAGGCGCGGATTTTCACGGTGATGAAGCCTTAAGGAGAACGACGTGAGCGATCTGGTTAATGAATTGAAGGCGCGAGCGCTGGACCGAAGGCGGCGCGACGTCAAGATGGCTGGTGAAGCCAATGTGGGGCCGCTTCAAGGCTTCTTTGATTGGCAGGTTGCTGCTGAGATTGTGCGCCTGCGAGCCGCAAAGACAGCAGCGCTCAAGCTCGCCGACGAGCGCGCGATCGAGGCGGTGGGGCTGCGGGCGAAGCTGGTGAGGTACAGAAAGGCGCTTGAGGAGATCCGGCAACGGATTTACGGACCAGCCAATGCGCAGATGTGGGACATCCGTCAGATTGTCGATGCCGCACTTCCTTTAACTGACGAGAAAAGCACATGAGTTTTCCAATGAACCGGACGACGATCGGAAAACGGCTTCCGCCACTAACATTGCGCGGAGTGTTGTGGGCGTGGATCAGGTCGTTTTTCTTAAAATCATGCAAAGGCACACGTGGAAGCACGTTCCTGAAGCAGAATTCTGAGTTCACACCACTAACCGCAACTAGGAGAACCAACATGCAACCCCATCAAGAACGTGTCGTGGCGGAATCCAACGAACTTCGCGAGCGTCTTACCAAGCTCACCGCATTCATCAGCGGTAACGATGCCTTCAAAACCCTAAGCGTCGCCGACCAAGCTTTGCTGCGGTCCCAGCGCGACGTCATGCAGGAATACTTCGACATTCTAGGTCAACGCATCGCCCGCTTTCTTTAACGAGTTGACAACTCTGCTTTCTTGTAGCCGTGCGTACCACCTCAAATCAAGGAAATAGAATGGCCCATGTTTTCGAAGGACAACCCGATGGCCGGCAGGCAGCTACCGCGATTCCGGTGAGCCGATTCCGCCCGCAGTACCGCGCTCTGACCGATGACGAGAAGGCGCTCCACGACGAGCTCAAGACCAAGGCTTCCGAGCTGGAGGTTCTCTTCGGCAAGGTGAAACCCGGTCGCTACAACTCGCTCGCGATCACCTCCCTGGAGCAGTCCATCATGTGGATCGTCAAGGAGCTGACGTCATGACCGAGCGCCTCGGCGACGCCCCGATCCAGCAAGAATATCGCGCGCTCATGAATGAGATGGCCCGCGAGATTGATCGCTGGTTCAATGGTGACGCCAGAGGCGCAGATCGGGGGACGGGCTTTGTCTTGCTCGTCTTCCCGTTCGGTGATGCCGATGGCTCACGGTGCAACTTCATTTCGAACGGCGCAGACCGCAAAGACGTGGTGACCTTGATGCGCGAGATGATTGCGCGGTTCGAAGGTCAGCCAGAAGTCTCAGGCCGCGCCTGAGTTACCCTCACCACTGGTTACCGAAAGGACGAGTGATGCAAACCCACTTCGGAGATCCATGCCTCCACTGCGGAACAGCGCATGACCAGATCGAGCGCGGAGCATGTAAGGGCGATCCATCGAAGGCTGTCGCCATCGCCTATCGGTCGCTCGGAACGCGCTGGGACGGATATGAGCACTTCTACGTGCGAATGAGCACGAACGAAGTGGTTGAGCGGTGGTGCCACCATTCGATGCAGGCACCTTATCGCGGCTTCAAGATGCTCGGCGACATCCAACAGCCGCCCAGGTACGACGACAAGCTTTCTTTAAAGACCGCACAGGGGAAACAGTAATGAGCATCGTCGAAGGTGATGAAGACGTTGATCCGATGCCGGTCGTGTGGCTTCAGCCATGGTGCAAAGGGTGCAAGGCATATGCCGACGAGCGCACTTGGTGCCAGAATGATGTTTGGGGTGCGTGCGATGAATGCGGCAGGCCTCCTACAAAATATGTCTTAGCTCCAGATCAGAGGCCGAGATCGCCACGAACTCCTGACGACGAATAGCAGCGCTGTACACCACTTAAGGCACATCACATGGTCGCAGATTACTTCAGACTTCGTGGCCGATCACCGAACATAGATGAGATTGATCGTGGCGCGGAAGCGCTGCGCGATCTGATGCAAGGTGGCAAGAAGCTGACGGATTGGGAAAAACTCCCACCGTCGCGCAAGAAAAAATGGATTGCGTGCGCCACCGTCGTGCTCAATGCAGCATTGCGCTAACCATATTGCCAAGCGTGCGAAGAGGAAAACATGAAAACTATCGAACTCGACATCCCTGCTGACGCAAAGACCCGCGCCCGACGCAGCGTCATCCTCGCCATCTTAGGCGAGCTTGTCGCCCATGGCCTCAATCTCGATCAGGCCGCCGAATCCATTGAACACCTGATCAAGGCAGAGACAGATGAGGTTCTTTCGCGCTGCCATTTGTCGAACAAGGCAGAGGCATAAACCGCCTTAACGAGTTGAATCTCACTTCTCGAGGCTAAATATTAAGCGGTCGTGACGCTAAAACACCACTTAACGCCGTTTTTCCCGTCGATTAAGTTCCAGCTCGACAGCAACACGGACGAACTCGGTGCGATCTTCAGATTCCTCCAATACCGCTTCTATCCGGTCAAAGGTGCCTTCCGGGAACCTCGCTTGCATGTCCTCGGCCCACATTTTTTTACGTCCCATGGATTATTTCTCATATTAGGTATTGACGACGCCGAATATATCTCATATGATATATCCACAGTCAAGGAGCAAGCAGATGGACGCAGCCAAATCAACCCGCCTCTTCCCCGGTTTCACCACCAAGGAACTGAAGGCCAACGTTTCGTCCGTTGAGGACGCTGCGGTTCGCGCCAAGATGGAAGGCGAGATCGCCCGCCGTGAAGCTGGAACTTCCGTCCACTTCACTGTGCCGCAGATCAAGGGCGGCATCCCGATCCCTCGCCTTGGCCGCATGTAACATGAGCGGAGAAATCGATCCTCTATTCGCCAACCATCCCGAGATTCTGGCCGCGAAAAGGCAGACTCGGGATTTTATCAACGATTTTAAGAGGGAGACCAATCCAATGGACGAAAGCGAACGCGTCGCGCTGACGTATTCGACAATCGACTTCC